ATTGCCAATTAAGCCATCGGCATACATAACCGCAATGTCAGTAAACGTGCCCTCATCAATTGCTGCTGGATCGGCCCCATGGGCCGTTAAATAGGCTTTGACTTGCCTTCTGACCGATCCAGTTATTTTCCCTTGGTGGCCGTGTAATTGGGTGAAATAGTAGCGTTAATGTAATCCAGCAGCTCCAGTTGAACACTGAATGGGAACAATTCTTCAATGTCTGCATATGTGATGGTGTTCATGTCAAAGTCTTTATTCTCTGGCACCAACATTTTAAAAGCCTCAATTAGTCTGTTTTCTGTCAAAACTTTGTTTCTAGTGGTTTCCCTAATGGATCGATCTTTGATTAAAACATCGTTTTCAAGATATTTGACTTCAGGATCATTTTCATATTTGGCCCGATTATCAAGAAATTCTTTGGCCATGTCCTGATAATATTTTTCTGCTTTTTCTTCATTGACCACTTTGGCTCGCTCAAACATGGCCTCAGTTTCAATTGTCAAAGGCACTTTGACTTTAAATGTGTGACCGCCAAATTTGAATGATCTGATTCTGAGTGAGTCTTTTTGCTCCATGAATTTGGAGCCAAATGCGTTTGCCAAGATTTGTCATGTTTTATTTTCCTGTTGTCATGTGTNTTGATTTGTATTTTAAAAGGGCATTTTTTAAATCCATTGTCAATGAATTTGTGACTGCTGCTGCATTGCTTTCCAATGCTGGCCTAAGAAATGGCATTCCCTCGCCTTTTAACCATCTTGCCGTACCAAATTCAATTGCAAATGCTCTGGCATCGCTAATCATGTGTTGACGTTCGTTTGTTTTTCTGTTTTTAAATGTTTTAGATAATAATTTTTTGTTGCTTGAATTGTCTGATATGAATTTTCTGCCTGGTGCAACTGTGACTCGAGAAATCATCACCATTGTTGGTGTTGAATATAATGACCTTTTATCTCTTGAAGTTGGCACTCTTGCTTCAACTTGTAATGATGAAATCAATTGGCCAGTATCAATATTATCATGTGTTTGCAATAAACCTCTGGCCGTTTGTAACACTGGAACCATTGCTGCACGACACGCATTTTTTAAAATGTTGTTTGCGTCTTTTTCGCCAAAATCATCAGTAATTTGATTAAGCAAATCTTCAAATTCTTGAAATCCAGACCAATCAATGGTTATTTCATAACCTTTTTGAGAACTGCCAACATATGCCATTAATTTAATTTCCCAATGATAATTTTCTTGAAAATTAAAGAATTAAGCTGCAGCACATAATCAACCACTTCCTCTGGTGCCATCGAGCTGGCATGGTTTTTTGCAATGTCAAAGGCCAAATTGATGCCTGTGATTTTTTGTTGAGGAAAGCCAAACCAGTCTTTTTTACCAGACTCGGCTTGGCTTACTAGGTATCCCAAAAGATCATTGCTATTTTGTATTATTGTCATTTTGTTGTGTTTTGTTTAGGTGTTGTTGGACCAGCCGTATTGGTTGCCCCTGGGATGCACTGTAAATTTGCACTTTGCCTCGGCATTTGGTGCAGCATCAACTGTAAATTCAGAAACACGACCAGTGAAAGCATAAGCCACTGTGTTTGCGCCTGATGTGGCAGCAATCACAAAAGTACGATCAATGATGCCTGAATATGCATCAGCTCTAATCAATAACAAACCAGCATCGCTTGGATTCCATGCTGCAGTGATTGTCAATGATGTGGGCTTGGATTGTGTTGGAATAATGTCGGATTGACGTGCGCCAGCCACTGCAAATGATGCAGATGCATCATCTTGTCCAAATGCTGGGATTGCCTCTACATTGAGCTGCTCACCAGCAGAGCCAGTGCCATTGGCTGCAGTGCCAACAATGTTTGCAACTTCAGCAGTCCATGTGGACAATTGAGTCAATGTGAGTGGTGTGGGTGTTGTACCTGTTTGGCACCAGAGTGATGCACTAAAGCCAGGTAAGACTTGATTTGGTAATGCCATGATTAAATCCTTTGAGAAAAATTAAACAACTTGTTTTGTTTTATCAACATGGGATGTCCATCCGACAATCCAAGATTATTTGGTGCAATTTTACTTGATCATCATATGTGTTGTATAGCATAGAAATGTCAATTTTCGACACATAAACACCAGCAAATGACCCTTTTACGCCCAAAAATCCATTATACCCATGCAATGCCTGAGTGATCGTATTGGACAAACCAAAGCAATCATTCATGTTTTGCGCAAATATTGAGCATTGAAAAATTGGTGTATCAATGCCTTTGTTTGCCTGATTCACGCCAGTGTAGACTGGCTGGTGCACATTCCGCAGCTGCCAGGTCACAAAACTCGGCTCTGCAGCAAAATTTCTGTTGAAGTTTGCGTACACTGGAACTGGTGACACTGCAGCAGCCAAACCATTTTGAATGGCTTGGGCATAATTGATAATGTTTTGCTGCACTGTCATACGCTCACCGCTGGGTCGTTTCTATAGCATAAGAATGACACATTCATGCGATCATTGGATTCCATCACATCATTGATTCGATAATCTTGACCACGCCAAGTGATTGAATACAGATTTTGATGCTCAGACATTTGCAATGTATTGGGTGTGAAATTCAACACAAATTTGACGTTTTTTGTGTACGTCCGATCATCCTTGCCAATTTGCGTTGCGTCCCTTACGTCTTGAACCAATGCTCGAGTCTGAAACCACAATGTGATGGTTGTGGTTTGTTGGCCAATCGTGTCCACACTATTGGTGACATTGTTGACATTGATCTGCTCAAAACGTGCAATTGCCATTTATAGCACCAATGGTTTATAGGGTCTGAGCAATGCAGCTGCGCCCATGGGAATCTCTTTCAGATTCGTTGATGTGGTGTTTGATCTGTTGTTATACAAATGCGTGAGAATCATCAATCCAGCCTGTTGAATCACTGGATATGCAGCATATGGGCTTGAATTGGATGTGTAAACCACAACAATCGGATTTGTAATAGCTTGATTGATTTCACTTGGAATACTGTTGCAAATGACTTTATTGCCAGTTGGATCGTAAAAATAAGTGGTGGGATCAACAATTGTAAAAACTGGTGGTGTGCTCGAGTCCCAGTATCCAACTTGATTGATCACAACTCCAGCACCATATTGAGTGGCCTGGCTTACTTCTGGCAAGTCCAATGATGCTTGAGTACCGCTTTCGCCATTGTATGCGCCATAATAGACACGATACTGCGTTGGGAATATGCTCATCCCCAAAAAGTCCTCAACCATCATCCTGGTGGCCAGCTCCAGCCCTTGCAAATATGTATCTTGCGATTCATCACCAAACAAATTCAATTGATTGGTGATCTGATCGAGAGTCAACCATGGAGTTGAAACATCTCGATCAATCTGCTCGATTTTTTCATAAGAAAATGGATTNCTATTTGTNCCCAAANANGGGCCATTGGTGTAACTGTCCAGAGCCATTTTGAGCCTTTAAGTTGAAAGTCTCACGCCACCAAATACATCTCGAATTGTGCTGCAAACACGTTTTTCAGCAAAGAGTGTCAAAAAGCCTGGTGCAGTTTGCTCAAACCACTGGAATGACATTTCTTCATTGTCCACAATGGTCATAAATCTGCCCCAAGCTGCCAAATAAACTGGCAGTTTGCCTGAACCAATTTCATCCATGTATGTATTGGGAATTACTGGATGGCCAAAGATATTGCCAATTGAATATCCATCTTTGTCACCAATTTCCAAGAATAATGGCATACCTGATGAATCTCTCAAAGTCCTCAAATAATCAATTGTGCTAGGATGCATCATCCATGCGCAAGTGGGGTCATTGTAGTATTGGGGGGGCAATGCAGCATTCAATGCAGCAATGTCGTTGTAAGCAATGGCACCGCCAGTGGTTGCAGTCACTGTCAATACTGTGTGAATTCCGTTTGTGATCGCTGAACCATTTGTGCCAAATGCTGCAGTTGATCCGCTGGTGTAACTATTCAAGCCACGCAATCCCAATGTGCCACCATAAGTGGTGGTGGTTGTTCCAGACTGGTCATTGTTCAGCATCATTGAAAGTGACTCTTGCTGAGAAAACTCAAGCATAACGTCTTCAATGATTGTTTCATTTAATGCATTTACATCACTCAAAACCGCAGTACGCACTGGGACTTGAGCTGCAATGGCTCTCATTGGCAATTGCCAAAAAGAAATTGCCTCGTTTGGTGTGCCCACATTGGGTGTGAATGTGTAGCCCCATGGGTTTGTGGGATTGGTAACATTACCAGTCTTGACCACAAAAGCCTCATCTGATCCGATCGATTTGATTTCCCTTGCACCAGCTGCTCTCAAAGGGTTATACAAACGCAATGCAGCAAATGCATCGTCATAAATAACTCGACCACCGACACCAGAGCCTGAGCCAGTGAGTGCTGATGCCTCTTTCAAATTAACTGTCACACGCTTTTGCTTGTTCAGTGATTTTTGAATGGCCTCAAGAATGATGTTTGTGCTCATAAATAAATCCAAAAAAATAAAATGAAAAAAAGGTGGGGGCAAATGCCCCCACTCTTTTAGTTTGCTGCAGTAGCAGTTGAACGATAGGCAATGATAGAGAAAGGATCGACATTGGATGCAGCCAAACGCTTCTCACCGAAGAATGTGATGTATCCAGGCAATGTCTGATCGTATCTACGCAAAACCATGTTCAACCTGTCTACGATTGTATGGCCGCGTTGGAAATCTCCAAAATACATTGGGAACTTGTTCAATGTACCAGCTGATGCAGTGGTTGTTTGTGAGGGATTATCAAGATACTTGTTAACCACAACATCAAAGCCAAGCAATGTACCAACAATACCAGTGCCAGGGCCATTGTCCAAGGGATGCATACGCTCGAAAATTGGTGTGCCGTTGGAATCTTTCAAGCCTCTGATTTGTCCCAACATGAAAGGATTCACCAAAAACTTAGCAGTTGGTGTCCAGTATTGTTGTGGCAATGCATAGATGAAGTTGATCACATCGGTATATGTCACATTGGCTGCACCAACAGTGTTGCCGTTTGTTGTCAACTGATCATAAACTGCCAAACTGTTCAAGCCATTGCTAGTGGAAATGCCTGATGAACCGAATGCAGCAGTTGTGATTGCTCCACCAGTGTATGTGCCAGCTGCGCCATTGTTTGCATATTGATTCAAACCACGCAAACCTTGTGTACCACCATATGTATTGGGAGTGTCAGTTTGGTCGTTATTTTGGATCATTGATTGACCCTCAACTTGGCTGAATTCCATCAACATATCGTCAACAACGTTGGCTTCTAAACCATCGATGTCATCGAGTGCAGCAGTACGGATAGGGAATTGCACGTTCAAATCTTGCAATACCAATTGCCAAATGTTGGTGTTTTCAGTTGTTGCTGAACCATTGTTTTGAATGGAATAGCCCCATGTTGCACCAGCATTTCCAACTTTAGCTCTGAACTGATAGGTAGAGCCTTCAGTTGTCACGTTGCGAGACAAACCACGCATGGGGTTAATCAAACGCAATGTGTGGAATACTGGATCATAAGCAGTACGTCCACCAACGTTGTAACCGCCACCTGTCAAAGATGAACTTTCCATCAAATATGCTTGATACTGATCATCAGACTCAAACAACTTGATTTCTTTTTCCATTTTGCCTTTTTTGACAAACTTGGACAATTGCTCACGCACCATTTTATTGACATCGCCCTTGATGGTTTTGGATGGCTTGATGATGGATGGTGCAGTGTTGATCTCAGACAATTTGGCCTCGATGGCTGCCAATTTCTCTGTGGTTGCAACAGAAATTTCTTCAACTTTTGCAAGAGTCTCGGCTTTTACTTCCTCGATTTTTGCAACATTTGATGCCTCGATGGCATCGACTTTTTCCAAAATTTTTTCGACTGACATAATGATTTCCTTATTTAAGACGCTTAGAAAGTGCTTTCAACAATTCTCTTTCCTCTAGGGCTTTCAGAATTGAATCGGCCTCGTTGACCACCGCATCCGATTCGCTCGGTTTTGGGGTTTCCTGAATGACTTCCTCAGAAACATCACGTTTCTCGAGTATTTTCTTCAGAATTGAAGATGCAGTGGTCGCATCTTTTCTTGAAAGCCCAGCATCACGCAGTGCTTTCTCGATCACTCTTGGATTTGCATGGCCATTGCCATCAAAATATTCCAAATTCATCACTTCAGCTTTGGGATTGTTTGGGTACATCACCACTGATACTTCACGCAATCCACCTTTGGTGATTTGAAAATATGATTCTTCATCATCGTCATCACATGGATTACCATCAGAATCAACCATTTGGGCCTCATCGGCATATGCACCGACTGAAACGCCACCAAATAAGCTGGGGGATTCTTTTAAAACATTGTAGAGATCAGAGCCACCGACTGTGCTGAGAAACAATTTCCCTTCAGCGGTCATGCCATCATTGTCAAATTGGAATTCATTCCATTCACCGACTGGCATTCCCATGTCGTTGTGATTCAAAAACATTGGCAATGGATTGCCAGCTTTGGCAAACTCATTGGCCCATTCCATGAATCCATCTGGCTGATAATTGAATTTTCTGCCGTCTTCACCTTCTCTGGCTCCCCAGGTCGTGACTCGTGCAGAAATTTTTCCACTAGGATTTGCTTTTTGGTCTGCCTCTTTTTTTAGGCTGACTTTGGCCTCGCAAATTAGACTCAAATTTTTCATTGACTACCCCATTGTGTATGGATTGATTATTATCTTGTAATATTGTATGGGTTTTGTCATCAGTTTTCGGTAGTGTAACACCACTCGATTTGACTTGTGAAGACAAAATCCGAATTATTTTTTTAGTGTTGTTCATTATTTATCAGTATTGATTGCCATCTTGGGTGATGTGCTGCCTCCACCGCCACCAGTATCCTGTGGACTGGACCCAGCAATTGGATCAATTTTGGCCACTGGCTT